AGAAACTGAGATTGCAGTACCAGCAACAGCAGATGAAACATATCCACCAGTAACACTGGATGCAGTTGTTGCACTTCCTACTGTTAAACCAGAAGCGGTTCCAGTCAAGTTGGTTGCAACACCACTAGCTGGCGTTCCTAATGGACCACCTTGATACACAGAAAAACTAGCCGGATAATCAACCCAAATAGTAACAGTTCCAGAAAAAGTAACAGCGGTATTGGAATTGCTAGATTGTGAAACTGTAGTACGAGTTAAGGTAGGCCCGGAAGTAGAATAAGTTCCAAGCCCAGTTTCCCAATTTCCAGAATTATCTGCAGCTGCATAATATGTCGTGTTACCATTACCAACGGCGGCAAAAGACTGATACCCCGTAACAGATCCGCTTAAAGTGAAGCTTACGGTCGTGTTAGCAGTACCAGTTTGTAATACCCGGTCATATATTGCTAAAGCCATAAAAGGCTCCTAATTAAGACGTTGCTGTTGTCGTATAAGTAACTGCTAAAGAGTCGCCGTTTGCAACGGTTTTGCTTCCACCAGTAAAGTTGCCTGCGCTATATAACACACCGCCTGTACCGCTAACTGTTAAAGATGCAGATGCACCAGAGTTAATGAAGCAACCAAAAATAGTTGCAGTAGCTAACATGCTAAATGTCAATGCGCCAGCAGCTTTAGATACAACGTTGCTTGGGCTTGCTTGGCCGCCGTTTGAAGCAGCTGTCCAGTTAGGGGCTTGTCTTGCAGCAGCAACGGAAGCAGGTGGTTCGTACCAACCAGCATGTGAACTCATAGTATCAGACTGGAAATAGTTAGCAGTTGCAGTTGCACTAGTTACTAAACCAAGATAGTTGGCGCCAGCAGATGTACCACCGCCTGTACCAGTGGCACCAAAGTAATAGTCAAATAAAGCTTGTTTACCAGCAGCTGTAACCAAGTTTGGGGCTTTATCTTGCCATTTAACGTTGCCGTTTTTGTCATAGCAAATGACTTCATAAAAACCTTGCATACCAACGGTTTCGTCAGCGCCGGCATTGCGAGTAACAGCAGCAGTGCTAATGTCACCTAATTTTGATTTGTTATTCATTTAAAAACTCCTTAGCTAAATCTAATAATAGCAGTTGAATATCCTGCCGTTGGAAAAGTAACCGTAAACGTACTAGTTGCTGTTTTATCAGCCCCAAAATCTAGAACTGCTACCGCTGCACCTGTTGTACTATTATAAACTAAAGCGCCTCTACATGTGAAAGAAGCGGGGTTCCAAATTACATTATTAAAGGACACATAAGCTGTTTGCCCACTAGACGCCGGCACTATAGGCGTTAAGGTTTTACCACCTGCCGTATACCCCGTACCGCTAACTTCATTGCTGGTTGTATAGGCCGTAGTCGTATAGTCTAAGCTAGCCGATGCTGTATATAAGGCTATTTTATAAACATAAGAAGTACCAGAAGCAAAGTTTTCTAACCCGCTCAAGCAGTTTTGTTTAAATATGGTGCACTGACCTTGTTGGATTGTCATATGGCAGCGTTACCTTTAATGTTGGTATTAAGCTTAGTCTGACCGTCACGGTATGCATCACCTCGTTCAAGGCCATCACCAAGGCGTTTAGCAAGCATAAGGGCTTCTGTATACTTATCCTCATAGTATTTAACTAAGTCGGCTTCGCCCTTCATAAATAGCATAGCTTCTCGCATAGCGCCATAAAGTAATATTGGCTCAAAATTATCCCCAAGCCAACTTGTACCAGTAGAATTACCTACTGTAGCTACTGTAGCTGCAAACCCAGAACCAACACCACCGAGATAAGAATTATCTACATTCACAGTATTCCCAACGGCATAAAAATTACCTCCGTTAGTAATAGTAATTCCAGAAATAGTAGTATTAGAAACTGTAATAGTAGCTGTAGCCCCAGATCCAGAACCGTTAGTTAGAGGGACGTTTTCGTAAGTGCCGTTTACATAACTAGAACCAGCTGTATACGTTGGGCTAAGTGTAGAAATCATTCCTTGCACAATTGAAGGCGGATAAAAGAAATAGTGCAATTCTGTAGTGTAGTTACTATCTGGCGTAGGGCCAAGAATACAAGATAATTCGTTTTGTGCCGTGTATTGTGGGCCAAAAAGCCCGTAATATTTTGGAAATCCGTAGTAAGCAGCGCCTTGATTTGGGTAGGCTTCACGGATAAAGTTTACGTCTTTATTAAGCAAGTAAGTGTAATTTCCGCTGCTATCAACTACCGCTATAGAATATGTAGATAACCAGTCTGCAGGCAATGAAAGATACTGATTACCCGAGCTTAAAGTCCCGGTTACGTTTTTGCGTAGTGACGGAAAACTAATGGTGTTGTATATCCTTTCCTCAGCTTGCTGTACAAACGTAGGAATATTAGCAACAAAAAGAGCTTCAGTATTTTCTGAATAGTCTTGTATTGCTTGATATAGCTGAACATAATTCATAAGGGTTTACCCTACTAGGCCAATGGCCCACGAGACATACGACCTTTAGTTGCGGCGCCAGCGCCACGCATTTCTTGACCATCGGCCTTAGTTGTCCCACGACCCCAGCTTACAGCGCTTGGTGGCAATGGGTCTTTAATATTTGCCGTTTTAGCGGACTTATCCGTTGCGTATTCTCCAGCTTCCATAACTTCGTTGCCGTTAATAGTTTTGCCATCCATAGTATGTGGTTTAGCATAGGCTTCTGCGGGTTTATTATCACGAGCATGCCCAGTACGCAAAGGAGTACTATTTTTAGTAGTCGGTTTTGGGTATTTCATATTAACGACCTCTTTGATTAGCCGCACGGGCCAAATTACGACCCATGGATTTATAGTTTGAGTTCAAGCTGCTTTTCATTTTGCCTGGACCATTATCAATTTTCTTTGGGCCGTCAGTAGGGTATACCTTTGCATCGGTTTTACCACGTTCAATTACACGACCATCGCCTGCTTTGTTATATGCCATTTTTTACTCCTAAGTTGTTGATATTGTTACTGTTCCTACCTGACACGTTGCAACTAGATAATTAAGCGTTAAAACCGCGTCATAACTACTTGCCCCACCTACGGGGTTCCAGCCCCACTGAAACACTCGACTACCGCCAGATATATTACCTAAGTTATCTAAACCTGAAGCCGTATAACTAATGTCTGGTCTTGGTTCCCGTACCGCCTGCGGGTCATTAACCGGATACATACCTAATTGTAACTGAGGCTGGTCAGGATCCCAACAAGTTGGGCATACTTTAATCTGATACAGCTTAGTCTTAATTACTTCTTTTTTTAACTCTGATAGCTTATACCGCCCACCACACCGATCACATTCGGCAATTGCATATTTACCTGACGCATACTTTGATGGCATATGTTACCTAGTAGAATAATTGGCGTGGGACAAATCTATCCGATGCTTTTTCTCTATCCTCTTGTGAAGCTAATAACCATTGCTGCTCATACTCAGCTTTAAGCCCCATAACCCGCTGTGGATCTACTTCCGGTTTTTTAACTGCAACCATATAGGCAATACCAGCTACTAGGCATGGAATTAAACGGAATGGAATGTCTTCAATATTAACGCCCGTGCCGGCATCTTGCAGCCTACGTAAACGCCAATAAATAAATGTATAGGGGCCAGCGCCATCACCAGTAGGCCATATATTAATATTAGGTAGCTTTTGTACAGTTATAGCGGCGCCATCATTATGGCTTGCAGCGGTTGTATTGGCTTGGCCACGGAAGCAGTTAAGTAAGACGTTGCCCGATACGTTTTGGTAAGAAATAATTTCGCTATCAATCTGAATAAACCCAGTAGTAGCCAAACTTGCAGTTGAACTTAACACAAGTGTTGTAGCTGAAGACGTTGTAGAGCCAACTAGGGTTACTGAAGTTGTATTAGCTTGTCCGGTCTGGCGGTCTACCCAAACTTGAATGGGTCGGCCCTGTGCGTTTTTAGTTGGAATAGTTGAATAAGTAGATTCAGAAATGCGTGTAATGTTAATATCTTGCTGATTCTGGCCAGTTCCTGTTCTAACAACATGGTCTAGCAAATCAATAGTATCCGTTGGTAGTGCATAAATAGCTTGGCCGACGTTAACCGTAATCTGGCCTTGCTCAATAGTCCACAAGTTAATACCACGATTAGCCCACTCAATGGTTAAAAGGTTAAGGCTTCTCCGGGCTGTGCGCATGTCATAACCAGAACGCATTTGCAAACCGGCACGCTCGTACGCCTCCTCGATTAACTCGCTAAGGTCTAGATTAAACGTTGAAGAGCCGGAAGTATAGGCCATTATTTTTTCTTTGCCGGTGTTTTTACCGGTGCTTTAGCCTTACGGGTAGTAGCTTTTTTTAAAGTTGGCTTTTTCTTTTTTGTTGGTTTATCTGAAACAGGGAAAGGCCATACATCATGCGCTTTTAAATCAACCTTACCAATTTGAAAATCAATTTTTGGCATATAGCCAAGCTTATCAAATAACCAAGTAAATATAAAATTCATTTTTTAAGCCCTTTTAGGGTTTCCGCCAGCCTAGCCCGCTTACCCATCTTGCCGGGTTTTTTTGCAGCTGCAGCTAATTTACTGGGCGGAATTTTTTTGCCAGCAGGTACACCAAGCTCTTTATGCAAAGCACCGGGTTTTTTAATTGCTTTTTGAATCCATTTTTCTGCCATTATTTTTTCCTTGCGGCTCTCATGTTATCTACTAAGTTTGGGTAAGGTCTGCCCGCTGCTTTTGCCATTGCTTTTGCGCTAGCTTTTTTAGAGGCCGACATTTTCTTTGGTTTACCTAATTCTTTTGGCCTAGGTTTATCCCAAACATCGCC